ATTTTCTTCATACGATCAGGAGTCGGCTGTATTTTCAGATAGAAATGTGTTACTTAGATCATCAGTAACAAAAATGGAAAGGGTAGAGAACTAATGGCAAACAAAATATTAAAAGCTCTTGAAGATAGATATCACGCTAAAATTAGTGAAGCCGAAGCTACTATTGATATATACCTTAGTAAATCAGTAGGAATTGGTGAACACCCACAGCATGTAGATGAAGTGGATAAACTTGTTGATACTATCGCTCAAAATGAAGAAAAGCTTGGTGTAATACAAAAGTTAAAGATGTGAAAGAAATAGATTTTTTATTCTTCCTCTTGGTTGTCTTGATGTGCTATATCACATTTAAAATACTAGGAATTTTATGAAACCAGTCATAATTACGTTGCTATATTTAACATTTGGTGGCGATATCAAACAGCAATCTTTTGAGATACCTTCAGGAGAAAGCTGTTCTTCATGGTTCAATAACAATGTTGCAGTTAAAGAAAATAGAAAGAAAAAACTATTTAGTAACCACGTTTATCATGAGTATGATGGCAAAAAAGTTATAGGATTTATTTGTGCTGACAGTCCTCCTCAGTAACACGCTGTCTTAAATAAAATGGCTTTACGTAAGCGAGAATCTAAACTGTTTTCAAGACTGCGTAAGTATATAAAAAAGGTACATTTTACAAGGATAGAAAGCTCGACAGTGCAGGGTATTCCTGACGTTCACGGGTGTGGTGATGGCAAGTCTTTTTGGATAGAACTTAAGTCCACTTCTGACAGTTTTCCGAAGCTGTCTAAGTTTCAACAGGCATGGTGTTATGAATATGCTAGGCATGGCGGTGCCGTTTTTATCTTGTATCAAGACCTCTTGCAGAGGCGCTTAAAACTTTACAGGGTGGTCGGTGGCGTTGATTCCTCGTTCTCGTTTTCTCGTTTCCTCGTTTTAAAATACACAACACCGGATCCCCCATCCAGTGCAGCGTGGTCCAGACTCAGGGAGCTGTTGGTACAGACGTAATCACGTTTTACTTTGGCCGTTACTCCTTGCCGTTTAGCACCGGCCACAGGATCTCCCGGCAGCACAGTCTTCACGCTTGACATTCCTCCCATCATATCTTATATATAGCTCAGGTCCTTCTGGGGCCCGTAACAATTAACAAAGGAAAACTATGATAAAGATAATAAAAGACTCCATCCTTCTGGAGCTTACAGTGTGTGCCGCGTTTACATTCGCGTTATATTTATTAGGAATTATTTATGTGTAGGTCGACCTGCAGCAGCTGGATGCAGCGTATGCCGTTTTGCCGTTTGCCAATTGGCAACTACGAAGCACAAATACCAAGGTACGCACGGGAAGCAGACTGCTCCTGAGATGTTCATTTTTCTCACGATAATCCTCGCTTTCCTCGTGTGGCCGAGAGCCAGTAGCTACACTCTGTGGATCCTAATCTGCTGGGCAACCATTCTGGTACAGCAAGCTGGTGGACTTTTCTCTTGACATCTATCCCATGTATGATAAGAGTAAGACAACAAGGAGAATAATATGGGACTAGATCAATATGCTCATCTTCGTAATAGAAAGGTCAATTGGGAAAAGTATTACGACAATGATGAGGAAGAACAAAAGGACGTTTTCGTTTGGCGAAAGCATGCAAGACTTCAAACGTTTATGAATAGCGTTTGGCAGAAGCAGAACGCAAACGAAGCAAAGAAGCGTAACAAGCCACCGACCAATCCAATGGATTTGAGTTGCTTGGGTATGAACGCTGGTGATGAGGTTTATATTACGAGAGATGTCGTTAAGGATTTAAAAACAGCTCTTGGAAATAAATATCATAATTATTTCTGTTCTGACGGATTTTTTTGGGGTCAGCAATTCCAAGAAGAAGCCGTTGAAGATTATAAAGAACAGGATAAAAAATTTCTTGAGTGGTGTGAGGAACAGATAGAAAATAAAAAAGTTCCAATTTACACTTGCTCGTGGTAAGTTTCTCGGTGGTGATTGGTTAGTTACCTCTTCCCAATCGCCCGTGAAAAGTTGCGGGGGCGGTCACGTTGCTTCGTCCCGCCACCGCTCTCTCGTAGGTAGGGTGGTCTTTTGTCAGAGTAGCTCCTGTTTTAGACCACCTGCCCGTTGCTCGTTGGGAAGCTTTCGAATTTAATAATATCAACTACCCATCAGGCAGCACCTGCTGGTACACAGGTGTAAATTTTGTACTTGACATTTCTCCCATCTGGTCTTATGTATACATCAACCCTGAAGGCAATCCATTCTGTGAATGAGATCCGATTCAGAGTTATTACGGTGGGCGGTTTCCCCTAGGCAGGTATCGCCCACTTCAACAATTAAAAGAAAGGAACAACAATGGCAAAGACATATTTAATACGGGACACTGGTGAAGTAACAATGATGGACAAACTTGAGCACCTGGATGAGATGCAGCGCCTCGTGAAAGGACCAATTGAAATAGTTAACGCAGCGATGCCAAAGGCATCAGCGTACCTGAAGGACTCAGATGACTTGCAGGAGATGGTTTGCAATGAAGAGGGATTATTCAATAACAACTTCAAAACAAATGAAAAGGCTAGAGAACTAATCGCAGCGGGTCTCGGTGTCTCGTTAAAAGAAATCCAGGACATTCGCGGTGATGTGTTCGTAACGGACGGCTGGAGGATCCAGTAGCATGCCGGTCTTCGTTCTCGTTCTCGTTTTTTTAGCTTTGGCCTTGTGGTTTATAAAATAACCACAACGGTACCCACAGAAATTTTCAGGAAAAAAGAAAACCCAAAATGGACACACATAAAAAATTTTAGGGCTATCTATTTCTGAAAAAATGATTATCTTATCTTAGATAAGATGAACTTAATCATCTTATTTAACAAAAGAGGTAAAATGACAAAAGCAGAAAAAAAGTCAGTAGCAGTGAGCAAAGCTGACAAAAGAGTGCTTAATTCATATATCAACCAAAGTTATCTTTTGAAAAAATATCAGACTTTAAAAGCTGATACAAAAGATGTTGTAGTTGGTATCTTTGAAAGAGCAAAAAGAAATGCAATCATTATTGATGACATTTCTTATGTTCAAAAAATTGATAGAACTCAAAGAAGATTTGATAGTACATCATTTATTGAATATGTAAAAAAGAGCAAGGATAAAAAACTACAACTATTAATTAATGGTTTCTATAAAACTATTAAGACAGTTGAGTTTAAACCTTTTAATGAAACATTTGAAAAACAAAGAAAGGAGTTGATTAATGCCAAGCGATAATCTTCCAAGTAATTTGTTTTCTAAAATGTTAGCAGAAAAATTAGAAGGCAAAGAGTTAGACACTAGTAAGATACAATCTTTAGTGACTGACGATAAAACAAGAAACTTAAATTATGAGGTGCTTTATAAATTCTTAGAAAGTGCAGTCGAAGAATTTATTCTAGTTAATCATGGCAACCCTTTAGCTGATGATTTTAGAAATAAAGTATTCAATAAATTAAGTGATGTTCTTAATTTGTTATATGGAAAATCCATTGATGACAAAGAAAAGAATTAAAAAACTAAATCCAACAGATATCCCCTCAATAAGAGGGGGTATCTACTTTTTTGTTAATAGACTTGGAATAATTAAATATATTGGTATGAGCCAATTTGATGTTTATTCAAGAGTGCTACAACAGAAAAGAATTTATGAACTTGAGAACTTAGTTGTAAAAATACTGAGGGTAAAAGATTATAAAAAAATACGTTGGTATGAACGTAGATGGTTACAGAAATATAAACCAGCATGGAATAAATTTATTCCATCAAAGAAAACAAACTACTTACATAATCCATATCAATAGAGGTACCAAAGCCCCTGTAAAATTGCAGGGGCTTTTGCCACTGTGCGACCCCCTTTTTTTGCTGTATGTTACTGACAGGTGCGGGTTTACAACCAGCCAAATACACGTATAAAGTAGTAAATACATATGACTTCAACAGATTTATTAACTACGGATCAGCTCAGAGATCGAGTTGAAAAACTATACATTGAGCATATTAAACTTTGTCAGGATAATTTTTTATATTTTGTTCAAAATGTTTGGCCAGATTTTATCTGTAGAAAAGAAAAGGACCCAAACAAATGGGGGCACCACCAGCATATTGCACATGAATTAACTAAAATCTCAAAAGGTATGGGAGGAAGGCTCATTGTTAATATGCCTCCTAGGCATACCAAATCAGAATTTGCATCTTATTTGTTTCCTGCTTGGTATATTGGAAAGTATCCAAAGAAAAAAATAATGCAGGTATCACACAATGCAGAACTATCAGCAAGGTTCGGATCTAAAGTTAGAAATTTAATTGATAGCCAGGAGTATAAAAATATATTTGGAGATGTTAGACTACGAGAAGATAGTAAGGCAAAAGGACGTTGGGAGACCAATCATGGTGGGGAATACTTTGCAGCGGGTGTTGGCGGTTCTATCACAGGACGAGGGGCGGACTTACTTATTATCGATGATCCACATACGGAACAAGATTCCATGTCAGACAAAGCGATGGATCGTGCTTATGATTGGTACAGCTCAGGACCAAGACAACGTTTACAACCAGGTGGAAATATTTTGTTAGTAATGACAAGATGGGCACAAGACGATTTAACAGGAAGGCTCATTAAATCTCAAAAAGAAGCTAAGGCAGATAAGTGGAACTTAATTGAGTTTCCTGCAATACTTCCTAACGGGGATCCTGTATGGCCAGAGTATTGGAGTGCAGAAGAATTAGAAAAAGTAAAATCATCTATCTCTGTAAGAAACTGGAACGCACAATATATGCAGGACCCAGTTGCAGAGGAAGGAGCAATATTAAAACGAGAATGGTGGCAACCTTGGAAAGGACAGGTTCCATCTTTGAAACATGTCATACAATCTTACGATACTGCATTTTCTAAAAAAGAAACTGCTGACTATTCTGCGATTACAACTTGGGGAGTTTTTGAACCTACAGAAGGAGAGAGTTGTTTAATTTTATTAGACGCTGAAAAAGGTCGTTGGGACTTCCCTGAATTAAAAGCTGTGGCTATGGAAGCCTATAAATATTGGGAACCTGAATCTGTAATTATTGAAGCTAAAGCTTCTGGTCAATCTCTTATTCAAGAATTAAGAAGAGCAGGCATACCTGTTATGGATTTTATTCCAACGCGTGGTAAAGATAAACATTCTAGAGTTAATGCTTGTGCTCCTGTTTTTGAATCAGGGAATGTTTTTTATCCCGATGACGAGCATTTTGCTGAAGAAGTTATTGAAGAATGTGCAGCATTTCCTTTTGGTCAACATGATGACTATGTTGATAGCACTACTCAAGCTGTGTTAAGATACCGTCAAGGAAATTTTGTTGGCACCTATATGGATGAACCACAAGGTATGCGAATAGATCGAGAGTATAAATATTATGGCTAAACTACCAAAAAAGAAACCACAAGTAGCAATGACTGATATTGATTCAGGAGTTATTTATTCTATCGGAGGAGAAAATGTTTCCAAAGAAGAATTTTTTAAATCTCTTGATAAACAAGATCAAGATGAGATTGCAGGTATGGGTGGTTACACAGACGGTGGCGAGGTGAGAGGATCCGGTTCTGCTGTAACAGGAAAAGGTTTTAAAGGTGTTTTCTAATGGCGTTTCTAGAAACGGATTCGTTCATAGAGCAACTTAAGCAAGGTAAGACTCCTCAAACTAAATCTGATACCACTGTTGTTGTAGACGACAAGGATCCATCGGCCGTTGGCGGGTTAGTAGCGCTCGGTGCTACTATTCTTGGGGCAACAGCTATTGGGCGAAGAATCCCTGCAATAAGAAATTATTTTAAATCCGAACCTAAAAAAACTTTACAGTTTAGTCCAAACAAAACAACGGTCACAGAAAACATGCCAACGGCCACTGGCCAAGCGTCAGAGTTAGTTACAACAGCTCCCGTGCCAGCGTTAGTTAATAAATCTAAATACGCACAAGTTAGAGATATACCATTCACTCAAGGACAAGGATATAAAAAACAAAACCCTATCGTAGGTTCAGCAGCATACGATTGGGCAATGGAGGCTCCATTCGAAAGAGCAACAGCTAAAGATTGGATTAAATGGTTTAACAGAGGTAATGCAGAGCATCCAGTTCCGATGGGACCATTACAAGGTGTATCAAGAAGAGTTATTCCAGAAGAACTTGATGAGATTAATTTAATAAATGCAGATGGCAAAAGTGGTTTTTTAAATTTTGCAGCTGAAAGAAATATGATGGTGGATAGAGATACTATCTTAAAAATGATTAACAGAGCCCCGATTAATAATGTTAATGTACTTAGACTTAGAGCAAGAGGTGCTCCAGAAAATGAATTTATAGAAATGGCTGATGAGATAAGAAACTTAGCAACAACTGATAATATGGATGCAGCCAACAAAGCTGCGAGAACATTAATAAAAATGTCTGAAACAACATACGGCACTCAGAGTAAATTATCACGAGATGCAATTGAAGATGTTCAAAAACAAATAATGGCAATAGGTAAAAATTTACCTGCAGCTAGTCAGGCTCCTATCAGAGAACTTTTTCAAAAATTTAATAAAAAGGTTTTTGACTATGATAAATTAGGTACGCAAGTTCCTGAAAGTTTTCAAAGAGGTTCGCCAAACGAACTTGTTACTGGTAGTAAAAATTATTTCTCTAAACAAAGAGTAGCCGGAGAAACTTATGCTTTGCGTGCAGGAGAAAACTACACAGAGGATGTAATCTATTTTAAAGGCAGAGTTCCAAATACAAAAGCAGGTCAGTTTAGTTATCAAAACGGTCCTCACTTTATGAAAAATGAAATTGGGTTTGTAAGATATGATGACTTACCTAATCCTAAACTAGGTCAAAATGCGAGACATGTAAGAGTGTCAGAATTACAAACAGATCTTCATTCTCCTCAATTTGATAAAAATGGAAAAGCGGAATATTTTAAAAATAAAAAGAATCCTTTTAACACAGATGTTCAAGCAAGTATTTTAAAAAAAGAAAGACAGGAGATATTAGAGCAACTAACACCTTTTACAGAACTAGGTAGAGGAGCTTTAACAAGAGAGCAACAGCAACAATATGCAAGACTAACTTTTAAATTAAATCAATTAGACAAACAAGCGGTATCTGAATTAAGCAAAGGTTATGTTAACATTGATCGAACAACAGCTGGTCCTTTATCAAGATCGTTTGCTGACTTTGCCTTAAAAAATATTTTAAGAGATATGGCTGAACGTAGAATCAACGCTATATCTATTGTACCAAGTCCGATGAACAAAGGTGTTAAGATGCCTAGTCCAGGTAATATTGGAGATGAGCTTAACTATGGTTTAATGAATGGTAAAGCTGTTAGAAGAACTCCTGATGGCCAAATTAAAGTTTCTTCTGATCTTGCAGTAAACCCAAGAATTTTACGAAAGATTGCTAGACAATATGGTGCTAAGTTTGAGCAATTTGATATGCCTAAAAGTAATCCTAACAAAGAATATAAAATTATAAAAACTTACAGATCTTCTGACAATCAAGAATTTGGTAGAATGGCTAGAGATGGAAGAGCAGCTTACGATAGAAAAATAGGAGATGTGTATGAGTACGATGATCATTTAGCAGCAGCGACAACTGAAAGAGAAGCTGACGATCTATTAGAATCAGTGACGAGAGCTATGAATCTTAATGCAAGCGAAGTAAAAATTGTTAGAATGATACCAACTAATCCTGACAACTACGTAAAAGTTCCTACACTTATAGCAGATAACCAAGTGCTAGATAAATTTTTATTGCCTATGAAGGCTTACATGAAAACGGGTGGTTTGGTTGATAAGACTAATATATTTAAGTCCCTAATATAGATTTATCACACAAAATGCTTTACACTCTCTAGATAAACCTATAGGAGAGTAAAATGTCAAAATTAAGAAAAGCAATTAAAAAAATTGGAAAAGCTGCAGTTATAGGCGCAGGAGCAATGGCCCTTTCTAAAATGGGTAAAAAACCTACTGGCATGGACTACTTTGCAAAAAAAGGTATGTCTTTAAAAACAGGAGATGGTTCTGCTGCTGAGGCAATGGCTAAAGCTATGAGAGACAAAAAAATATTTGAGCAAGGCATGAGCAAAATTGCTAGCGCAGGTGGAGTTAAAAACTTAAAATCAGGTTCTAAAACTACTGTAATGGCAAAAGGATGTAAGTTAGGAAGAAAAAGAAGAACTATCATCACATAACATATGGCTGAAATAGATAAAAATAATCCAATCAACGAAGAAGTTGATGTAGAGGAAGAGGCTGTTGTCTCTTTTCCAGAAGAAGGAGAAGAAGAACAGTCTCAACCTGAAGACTTTTTTGCTAATATTGCAGAGACCATTGATGATAGAGCATTAAAACAATTAGCCTCTGATTTAATAAATGAATATCAAAGCGATAGAGATTCAAGAAAAGATTGGGAACAAACTTATACAAACGGATTAGATCTTTTAGGATTTAGATACAAAGAAAGAAATCAACCTTTTAAAGGAGCTGCAGGGGTAACTCACCCATTGTTAGCAGAAGCAGTAACTCAGTTTCAAGCGCAAGCTTATAAAGAATTATTACCAAGTGATGGACCTGTAAAAACACAAATCGTAGGTCTTAAAAATCAACAAGTTGAACAACAAGCTCAAAGAGTTAAAGATTACATGAACTATTTGATCATGGATAAAATGGAAGAGTACACTCCAGAGTTTGATCAAATGTTATTTTACTTACCTCTCGCAGGTTCTACATTTAAAAAAGTTTATTATGATTCAATGATAGAAAGAGCAGTATCTAAATTTGTGCCTGCTGAAGATTTAGTCGTTCCATACTATGCAACAGATTTAAAAGAAAGCCCAAGAATTACACATGTCATAAAACAATCTGAAAATGATTTATTAAAAAAAATGTCTTCAGGTTTTTACAGAGAAGTAGAATTACAAAAACCTCAAAAGAAAGATAATAAAATTCAAGATAAGTATAATGAGTTAGAAGGTATTAAACCTGTTCAAACTAATGATTCTATCTACAATGTTTTAGAGATGCATGTTGATTTAGATCTTTCTGATTATATTGCAGAGAACGAAGAAGATAAAATTAATATAAAAATCCCATACATCGTAACGATTGAAGAAGCTACAAGACAAATTTTATCTATTTATAGAAACTACAAAGAAGACGATCCTAAATTTACAAGAAAAGAATACTTCTCTCACTTTAAATTTTTACCAGGATTAGGATTTTATGGCTTTGGATTAATTCACATGATCGGTGGCCTTTCAAGAACAGCAACGACTGCACTAAGACAACTACTTGATGCAGGCACATTATCAAATTTACCAGCTGGATTTAAGTCTAGAGGCATGAGAATACGTGATGATGACCAACCTATACAGCCAGGTGAGTTTAGAGATGTCGATGCACCAGGCGGAAACATACGAGATCAGTTTCAATTACTACCTTTTAAAGAACCAAGCACAACTTTATTTAATCTTTTAGGCTTTTGTGTTGATGCAGGAAGAAGATTTGCATCAATTGCAGACATGCAAGTGGGTGATGCCAACCAACAAGCTGCTGTTGGAACAACAATTGCTCTTTTAGAGAGAGGTTCTAGAGTGATGAGTTCAATTCACAAGCGTTGTTACTATGCAATGAAGGAAGAATTTGGTCTTTTAGCAAAAGTTATACAAGAATATCTACCTGCGCAGTATCCATACGCAGTTTATGGTGCTGAAAGAATGATAAAATTAGTAGATTTTGATGATAGAGTAGATATTATACCTGTTGCAGACCCAAATATTTTCTCAATGTCACAAAGAGTGACGTTAGCACAGACACAATTACAAATTGCTCAGTCAAATCCACAAATTCACAACATGTTTGAAGCTTATAGACGTGTTTATGAAGCTTTAGGGACAAAACAGATACCAGAATTACTAAAAGCTGAAGAAAAACCAATGCCAAAAGACCCAGCAATGGAAAATATGGAGGCAATGCAGATGAAACCACTCATGGCGTTCCCTGAACAAGACCATGATGCTCATATTGCAGCCCATTCTGCGTTTATGAGAACTAGAATGGTGCAAATTAACCCAATGGTATATGCAAATTTACAAGGACACATCTCTCAGCACGTTTCTTTGAAGGCAAGTATTGAAGTTAACGCTATGATGCAACAAGATCCACAAATGGCACAAATAGCACAACAAAGCCCTGATCAGTACAAGATTCTTTTTGACTCTCAAGTAGCAAAACGAGTTGCTCAAATTACTGCGGAGCTAGCACAAAACGAAAATATGGCTGATATGTCAAAATCAGACCCAGTTGTTATGTTAAAACAAAGAGAATTAGATTTAAGAGCCATGGATTTACAACGTAAGGCTCAAGAGGGTACAATGAAGATGGAAAATCAAATGGATCAGTTTGAAGACAGACTTGAATTTGATAAAGTAAAATTAGAACAAAACGATGAGCAATCAGATAAAAGATTAGACATAGCTCGTCAGAAATTGGAGCAAAATGAGCAAAAAACTAGGACTAGAAAGTAAATATAAACAGTTTATTAACCCAACTAAATTAGGTGAGTATAAAGCTACTATGGCTAAAGGAACTTCTTTTAAGCCCACAAAAGATACTTTTAAACAAAGAAGATATACCTTAGCAGGGGGCCCAGCAAAATTTTTAGCTAAAGCTGCTTTCTCAGCTGCAAAAAGAACTCCAATAGGTAGACTTGTGACAGCGGTTGGAAAAATTGTTACTAGCAAACCTGGAATGTTTGGCGCTGGAATTGGTGTAGGTGCTGCTAGCCAATCTCCTAAAGCAAAATCTGATTTCGTAACAAAAGATAAAAAGAAAATGGGTGGTGGTATGATGATGAAATACAAAACAGGTAAAGCTGTTACACTATCACCAAAACAAAAAAAGATTGCTGCTATGGCAGGTAATCCAAATAAAATTGATGCTCCTGATTTTGCAAAATTAAGAAGCATGAAAGCTAAAAGTGGTAGAGCTGTTACTTTAAAACAAGTTTATGCACATGCACAAAAAAATAAAGGTGAAGATAGAGTAACATCAAGAGATATTAAAATGTCAAAGAAAGCTCTTGGTTACAAAGATGCCCTTCCTGAAATAAAAGCTACAGGTGCAAGAATGGGTAAAATGATGAAAAAGAAAAATGTATAAAGTTTCTGGCAAAAGATCAGGGCCTCCACCATTGAGAGGCCCTAACCCCCAAGTCCCACCCGTAAAATTAAATACAGGGGGTGAAGGCAAGAAAAAACCAATCATGCAAGTTGTTGTTCAAGGACTTAGAAGTCCAGCACAAATTGCTCGTGATTTGGTAGAGAAGAAAAGAAAGAAAAAATTAAAAGCAAAAGAAATAGCAACAGGACAAGGATATTTTAAATTTAAAGACGGTGGTGAAATGACTTGCCCTCATAGACCTGATGGTATCAGAGGTGGGGGAGCTGCTGTTAAAGGTATGAAATTTATAGGAGTTAAATAATGGCGTGGTTTAGTTTAGCAAAGATAGCAATGCAAGCAGGAGCTAAGATATACTCAAATAGACAAAAAACAAAAATGGCTATGTCTGATGCACAGTTGATGCATGCAGAAAAGATGGCCCGAGGAGAAGAAGCTTACCAGGGAAAATTGCTAGAAGCCCGACAAACGGACTGGAAAGACGAATTCGTGTTGATCATATTGTCGGCTCCGATTATAGTTTTGGCTTGGGCAGTCCTATCGGACGATCCAGCAGCGATGGAGAAGGTAAAATTATTCTTTGAATACTTTTCTACCCTTCCATCTTGGTTTACAAACCTGTGGATTCTTGTAGTGGCGAGTATTTTTGGTATAAAGGGTACACAAATCTTCCGTAACGGTAAGAAATAGAGTTGCTTTCCATCTTTAAAAAGGATACACACTTCTCATGATTAGAGGAGACAGTGGCGACTACGATTTACTAGAAAAATGGTCCAAAGACTTTGATTGTAAAGGTCATTACAGTTGTGAGTTAGGTGTAAGAGAAGGACAAGGTTCTAAAATAATTATGGATAATGTAATCAATAATTATTTTCATATAGGTGTAGATCCTTACGGTGATCTTAAATACAAACACTTTGATAATGATGAACATTTTCATTGGGATTATACTGTAGATGGAAGACCTCCTACCTATCCTGATTCAATGAGAGATCAGATGATTAAAGACTTTGAAGATTATACAAGAAGAGGTAAATATCATTTTGTAAACGCAACTGACATAGATTTTATGAACTCTGAGTCTTACAAAGGATTAACTTTTGCTTTTGTACATTTTGATGGCCCACATACTACCAAAGAAGTTTTAAGAGAGTCTATTTGGTTTGCTGATAGATCAGCAAAACACACTAGGTTTGTGTTTGATGACCATATTCATTACAGAATGGATATCATTGCTCATGCTTTAACTTATTGGAATTTTAAAACCATTGAGTCTGCATCAAGTAAGATATGTTTGGAAAGAAATGTCTGATATTGATTACGGAATAGTTAGAAGAGTGGCAACCAAGAGACTTGATAATCTCAAAGACAATTTAGTGTACTCTGTTGACAATATAAACGATCTTCACTATATTAGAGGACAGATCAAGGGCATTGAGTCCTTGCTACAGGATCTAAAAGACCTGCAGGAAAAACAACAGGAGCTAAATGACAAAGAACTCAGAGGTTTCGAAGACGGAAATACCTAAACGTACCGAAGCTTTATTAGATAACTACAAATCAAAAGATGAGATAGAAGAAACCAGGCTTGACGTAAAAGCTGTTGAGGGTAATGAAGATCTGTTAAGCAGACTTCCTGAACCAACTGGTTACAGACTTTTAGTTTTACCATACGCTGGTCCTAAAAAAACTAAAGGTGGTCTTTATCTTGCTGATACAACTCAAGACACAATACAGATGACTACCGTATGTGCATATGTATTGAAAGTCGGAGATCTAGCCTACAAGGACAAAGAAAAATTTCCTAGTGGACCTTGGTGCAAACAAGGCGACTGGATAATTTTTGGACGTTATGCAGGTTCTAGATTTAAAATAGAAGGCGGAGAAGTTCGCATTCTAAACGATGACGAGATAATCGCTAAAATTAAAAACCCAGAGGATATCTTGCACGCATACTAATCACATACGCAAAAACAGGAGCTAAAATGGAAACACAAAAAGAAGATGTAAAAAAATCGCCTGAAGTTGAATTAGATACAGACGGCATTCAAGAACAAACAGTAGAAGTCAAAGAAGAAAAAGTTGAATCTACTGAACCTGATTTACCAAAAGAAGAAGTTGATTTAGGTTATACAGAACCTAAACCTGCTGGTATTGAAGGAATAAAAGTTGAAGAAGTTAAAGAAGAAGAAAAAGAAGAAAAGCCAAAAGAAAATTTAGCAGACTATTCTGATTCTGTTAAAAAAAGAATTGATAAGCTAACTAGAAGATATAGAGAAGCTGAGAGAAGAGAAAAGGCTGCTTTAGATTTTGCCAAAGGTATTCAAAAGAAATATGATAGCCTTGAAGGTAGATTCAACAAAACAAGTAAAAGTTATGTTGAACAATATTCTGCAAGAGTAGAAGCAGAAAAAACTAAAGCAACAGCTGCATTAAAAGATGCTATATCTGAGCAAGACGCAGAAAAAATTGCTGAAGCTAATGCTAGAATAGCTCAATTAGCTGTAGAAGCTGAAAAAGCTAAGATGTCAGCTAATGAGATGGAAGCTAAAACTTCTGTCAAACAACCGACTCAAGAAACGCAGAAGCCTCAAACTCCTTCTTATCCTGAACCATCCCCTAAAGCAAAAGGTTGGGCGGAAAAGAATGAATGGTTTGGAACAGATAGGATTATGACAAGCGCTGCATTTCAGACTCATCAAGATTTGCTCGACCAGGGGTTTGACGCAGAGAGTGACGAGTATTATAATGAGATAGATAAAGTTATGAAGGAAAACTTTCCTCATAAATTTGATCAAAAACAGGAGCAAAAGAAACCCGTCCAAACAGTTGCTTCTGCACAAAGAAACCAAAGCGGACGCAAATCAGTGAAACTCACTCGTTCACAAATAGCTATTGCTAAAAAATTAGGAGTGCCACTAGAGGAGTACGCAAAATACGTGAAGGAGAATGCAAATGGATAAAGAAAATAAAAGAACCTCACGCGAGTCAGATAGTAGAAAAGCAACAATGCAAAAAACTAGCTGGACTCCACCATCCAGTTTGGATGCACCACCTGCACCACAGGGTTATGCCCATCGTTGGATAAGAACATCTGTGGCTGGTTTTGATGATACGGCTAACGTAACAAAGAAACTAAGAGAAGGTTGGGAGTTTGTTAGAGCAGAGGAGATAAAAAACTCACCTGATATACACAAATATCCAATCGTTAAACAGGGACAATATCAAGGGTGTATAGGAATTGGAGGCCTTGTGTTGGCAAGGATACCGGAAGAGATTTTAAAATCTCGCGCTGAGTATTTTCAAAGAATTACTCAAGACCAAATAAACGCGGTTGATAATGATCTTATGAAGGAACAACGACCCGAAATGCCAATCAATATTGATAGGCAGAGTAGAGTTACCTTTGGTGGTAGAAGTAATAAAAATTAATTTTTTAGTAATATCTACCCACGATTTGTAACTATTAATTGTTAAAAATAAAACGAAAAGGAAACAAACACTATGGCAAACGTAAGTGAAAAGTTCGGTCTAAGACCGTACAGAAAACTAGACGGTACACCATTAGTTGGAGCCCAAAACAGATATACGATAGCTAGCGGATACGCTACTGCAATCTTCCAAGGTGACTTGGTAGTTCCAAAAGGAACTGGAAATATCGAAAGATATGATGCAAGTGGAGCTGCTGGTTTATCTACTGCTGTTGTGGGTGTTTTTAACGGTTGTTTTTACACTGATCCTACTACTTCAAAGCCAACTTTCAAAAATTTCTACCCAGGTGGAATTGCTGCAAGTGACATCACGGCTTTTGTTGTGGATGACCCAGACGCGGTGTTCTTAATAGATGCTGATGAAGCGTTTACAAGAGCAGATCTTTATAAGAATTACGCTGTTAATAACACAACAGGTGTAACGCAAACTGGACTTTCAAAAGTTCAATTAGACGTATCTAATTCTGGAACTACAGTATCATTCGTATTACAAGCGATTGATATTTCGCAAGATCCAAACAATTCAGATACAACAACATCAAACGCTAATATCTTGGTGAGAATAAACCACCACCAATATAGAAGCAGAACAGGAATAGCATAATGGCCATATCACGAGCACAGCTAGTTAAAGAACTAGAACCAGGCCTGAATGCACTATTCGGTTTGGAATATAACAGATATGAAAATCAACACGCAGAGATTTTCCCGTCTGAAACATCTGACAGAGCTTTCGAAGAGGAAGTAATGTTAAGCGGTTTCGCTTCAGCACCAACTAAAGCAGAGGGTGCGGGAGTTGTGTTTGATACAGCAGGTGAAACTTTCACAGCTAGATATACACACGAAACAATCGCTTTAGCATTTTCTATCACGGAAGAAGCTATCGAAGATAACCTATACGACAGACTTGCTGCTAGATACACTAGAGCATTAGCAAGATCTATGTCGAATACTAAACAAGTCAAAGCTGCCGCTGTATTGAACAACGCGCAAGTAACAACTGTAACAGGTGGTGACGGAGTATCATTAATTAATGCTTCACACCCTCTTGCAACAGGTGGAACTTTCTCAAATGTTCTTTCAGTAGCTGCCGACCTTAACGAAACATCTTTGGAACAGTCTTTAATTGACATCCAATCATTCGTTGATGAGAGAGGATTAAAAATCGCTCTTAATGGTGTGAAAATGATAATTCCAAAAGAATTACAATTCACAGCTGAAAGATTGATGAAATCACCTCAAAGAGTTGGCACAGCAGACAATGATATTAATGCATTAGCTAACATGGGTATGATTCCTCAAGGTTACAGAGTGAACAACTACCTAACTGATACTGATTCATTCTTTATCATGACTGACTCACCAAACGGTTTTAAACACTTCGTAAGAAGCCCAATTAAAACTGCAATGGAAGGTGACTTCGATACTGGTAATGTTAGATTTAAAGCTAGAGAAAGATACTCTTTTGGATTCTCAGATCCAAGATGTGTATTTGGTAACGGTAAATTACCAACTAGCTAATACTAATTAACAGTATTACAATTTAGGGGCGGTGCGTTTGCATCGCCCCTTTTTTTATGTTAAGCAAACATATGCTCACATTTAAAGAAAAAAATAAATTTTGTTATTTATGGGGAATGCCTATTTTAATAACAAAACTTGATCCAAAAGAATATAATAAACAAGAAATTCTTAAAACAATAACTGATAACTATGATAAAGATCCTGACAGAGAAGTTTGGGCATCTTCTTCTATGGGAACAAATATTCATCATTCATTAGAGGATATAAACAACAAAAATTTCCCCGTTCCAGATTACACTAAATTAATAAAAGCTTATCAGATTCCTACACAGCATTATATTCAACAATTAGGTTTTAATACATCAGTTAATGTTGAACAACATATTGTAAATTATACAGCTTCAAAGAAAGAGGCTTTTTTTGAACCTCATTATCATACAGGGTGTAAATTTAGTATGGTTCATTATGTTCAATTTAATCCAAAAGAAAACAGTGGGACTGTTTTTATGAATCCTTATTTACACAATGAATATTGGCAAGAAAGAAGACATATTAGAAAAAATATAGGGGTTACTGATGATGTTAGTCATTCTTGGATATATGATGAATGGAAGTTTCCTGTTGAAGAAGACGATATAATTATTTTTCCAGCGCCTTTAAAACACTACGTTAAAACATACCCCTCAAAAACTTTGAGAGTGACTATTTCTATGAACATTCAGTTGATAGATAAGGACTTCGCCACTATAGGCTCAGAACTAAGATCAGAAAGATCTATGTTTCAAAAACCTACATCCGGTTGATAGATCAAGATCTCTAGAGTATAATAGAACAACCTAGATTAATTAATCTGCAGACTGGCTAGGCAGACGCTATAGAGACTGCAGGTGTAAAACTATAGGAGAAATAAATTATGGCAAATACAACTTTTTCGGGACCGGTCCGATCGGAAAATGGTTTCGAAACTATCGTAAAAA